TGGATGCTGACTGGATGCACACACAGAAGGCGGCTGACTTCGAGAGGGGAAGCCGTGTCGTTACGGAGCTTCCTTATACTCGCCAGAGGGTCAAAGACAAATCAACCCTTAACCGTACCCGTGGTATGTTTGCCGATTACGATGTGAACCCGGCAGAGTACATGAACCCCTTCGTTACGCAGCATGACTGGGCAGTTCAACACATACCCCTGATGGAATTCTCTAAGTCCTTCGGCCTCCGCCCAGCTTCCGTGGTTCCACGCATAACTCAAGCGACTGGGCAGGCTCTGGAACCTAACAAGACTCGAGCAATCCAGCGTAAGATGAGGCAGAAGCTGAAGGCTGGAGCCAAGCCATCAACTGTTAAGGCTTGGGGAGATGAGCAGTTTGCCAAGCTGAGGAAGGAGACTGTAAAGTCTGAGGGTAAGGTAGCTGAGAGTACAGACTACGTAATTAACAAGGCTATCCCTGAGCGTATGCGTAAGGAGGGGTACCAAGAGAGCCAGATTGAGGAGATGCGGAGGGCTGCTACCTCCTTGTTTGTTCACGGTAACACCGGAGCCTCACGGGCTGTCCGAGCTATCCAGAACATAGGCTACGCATCTACTCTCGGTAACCCGTATGGCGCTGCCATGAACCTGCATGACGTATTCAACTCGATGGCTGTTCGTGGTATTGGAAACACACTCAAGGGAATCGTCAGGCGCAGTGGTATGACTGTTGACGAGGCTGGACTAATGCGGCAGTCCGTAGGTGAATACACCGCGCTGATGAACAAGTCCAACAAAGGGGCTAAGCTAGACAAGTTCCTTGACGCGACCAACACACTGACTGAGAAGTCGATGAGGTACGGTGGGTTTGAAGGAACTGATAGCTTCGGTAAGCGCTCTATCATGGGTGCTGTACTTGAGGAGGCTAAGTCCAACTGGCCAGCTGCTAAGGCTAAGTGGGGCAAGGTGTTCAGCCCGAGCGAGATGCTCCAGCTGGAGAGGGAACTGGCCAAGGGTACAAAGGGGCCACTGACCAAGCAGCTTCAGCTGATGGGGCTTGCTGAGCAGCAGCTGATTAGTAACACTGGTCGCCCCGGCTTCTGGCTGAACCACCCTAACGGGCGTATCTTCTACATGCTGACCGGCTTTGCAATCAAGCAGGCCAACCTGATCTATGACCAAGTGGTACGTAACCTCCTGAAAGGTAACATCAAGCAGGCTGCGAAGTTCGGGGCAGCCTATATAGCAATCAGCGGCGGCGGTTACCACGTAGTGCAAGAGGGTAGGCAGCCCCTGAAGGGTGCCGAGTCGGAGATTATGTCTCTCGAGAAGGCTGCTTACAATATCACTCAGCAGATGCTGGCTGTGGCCACGCTGAACAGGCTGGGTGGTGAGTACAATAACGCGCAGTTCATGCGAGACCCAGGTCAGGCGGCAATGGTTAGCCTCCTGCCACCTCTCGGGCTGACGGGTGGTATCATGAAGGACTTGGCACATGTCCTCGAGGGAGACTTCGTACCTGATAGTACTCTGAAGGAATTGCCAGTAGTTGGTAAGACTCTCTTTAAACCAATGTTCGATAGTCTGGAAGAATGACACAAACAACAACAACACCTGAAGAAGGAAAACCTCGCGTGACCTCTACGGATCAGCACCAGTACTCTACTCGGTTACAACACTTGGAGCAGCGTACCTATCACATTGATGGGGAAGTGACTGCCATTAAATCTCAGCTGTCTGCACAGTCAGATACACTGAATAGGATTGAGACCAGTGTCCTGAACAAGCAGCCTATCTGGAACGTGGGTAACATCATGGGCCTGTTGGTTGTTGCCAGTTCACTGATACTCGGACTGGTTACATACACCCACACACTGATTGACCCGATAGCTGAACGGCTCGACCTGCACGATGCGTTCAGGTATGAGATGCACTTTGAAGTTGGGGAGACTAAGCATTCTATCAAGACCCTGGATGAGAAGTTCAACCACTTCGATGAGCTATACCACAAGCAGGATGAGAGGGTTAATAAGCTGACGAGTGAGGCAGCTGCCGGTGCGGTGTCACGTAAGGCCATAGGTGATTACCTCAAGGAGACACGGGAAAATATTGATGCTCTTAAGTTCAAGGCAATGGGCCAGTGATTAGCTGGGTACTCATCAGCCTGCTGAACCTCGATGGTAGCTGGAAGCATGGTGAGAGTGCTGTCGTGTATGGGCAGGAGCTACGTGCCTGTGTGGTGAACGTGGCATCACAGCCCAGTGTTAAGGCATACGGTAGGGATTACGAGTTCTACTACCAGTACAACTGTGAGACAGCCGATGGTACGTGGGTATCGTTTAGACGAGAAGGGATACAGGAACTATGAAACTACTGAGTGTACTACTGATAGTACTGCTGACCGGGTGCGGCGTGACTGCATCAAGGGATTTCCCTGAGAGAACAGGGTATGTGATGGTGAGTAAGGGGGAGGCCTCGTTCATCTATCGAGCCTTTGTAGGCGGGGTAGACTACTGCAAAGCTACCCAGCATAACCTGTCCGGCGTAGCGTTCGTTGGGTCTATAACATACGAGGGTGACACATGTACTGTTCAAGTAGAAGCGGAAGACTCAAATGCCGTTCAGTGAACTGGAACTCCGAACAGTTAGGGGGGGCATGTATCAGCTACTCAACCCTCTTGTCTGGCACCATCCAGTCAGTGGAAAATACCTCCGGGTACCTACTGGATTCATTACTGACCTTGCTTCAATCCCTCGAGGATTTAGGTGGCTTATCACAGGACATGATGGAACTAGAAAGCCAGCTGTCGTCCATGACTACCTCTACCGATACAACATCGGAACCCGGAAAGACGCTGACTTGATCTTCCGAGCGTGTATGCGCGAGACAGGCGTACCAGCTTGGAAGAGAGAAGCAGCCTACCTAGCCGTTAGACTAGGTGGCCGCAGGACATGGAACAAGCTAGGGAGAAAGCCGGAGTAACCCAGCTATATCCCGCACACTCCATCTTTGCACTGCTCAGTGCTGTTCTCCTCAAACTCTACGCCCTTATGTCGCTTGGCTTCTTTGTAACTACAGAGGCTGATAGGCTGTCCACCTCGAGAACCGTCAGGGTATACGGTGAACCCTCGGAGTCTCGGAGCGTAGCTTGCCAGTACTGAGGCAAAGTCGTCCACTCGGTCGGGGTTGTTGAGGTCACTGCCCCAGCTTGGTAGGTTGATCGTTGAGGAGATCGCCATATCAACGTAGTCCTGCACATCGGCTTGAAAAGCAATCCTCCGCTCATAATCGTTAGCCAGAGATAGGCTGGTTTCAATGTCGTTCGGATTACAACCTGTCTCCTGGATAATTGCCTCCGCAGTACTATCAACAAAGTACTGGAACTTCCAGTTATCACTGCCTGTAAGATACCTACGCTTGTAAGCAACAGCATAAACGGGTTCAATACCAGTAGTAGTGCCAGCAATAATACCGATCGTACCAGTGGGTGCAATCGCCCTGTACGCAACCGGGCGTGATATAGACAGCCGATCACAAAGTGAGTTAGCTGCTCGTTCAGATTCTTCACGGTATACCTCCAACCATTGACGTAGCTCTGGGTTCATCTCGTACTTATAGCCACGTTGCAGCAGCCACTCGTGAATCCCCATCAGTCCCAGCCCCAGTCGCCGGTTCTTCTTGCGTACCTCGTACACCTTATCATACGGGAGGTCAGCAGTGATGGTACCGCAGACTAGGAAGCCTGCCCCGAATCGCACCACCTCGCGGAACTCCTCGATGGTCTTGATGCGGGACATGTTGACACTACCCAGGTTGCACACATCACTATCGTCCTCACTGGTTACCTCAGTACATGCGTTGCGTAGGGTCTCGTTCTCCTTGTCTCCAAAGTTAAAGCTGAACCCCGGCTCACCAGTCTCCATAGCCTGACGTACATTGTCTATGAAGATGGGAGGTAGCTGTCCGTTCTGGATGCGATCCAGGAAAGCATTGTCGTAGTTCAGGGAGATGTTGGTCATGTCAAGGGGAGCACTTGCATTGAAGTTAAACTCCTTCAAGTCAGCAATCGACTTGCCCTTCAGAACCTCCATGTCTCGCCAGTTCTTTGCGGTAAGGAACTCTCGAGCATCTCCATGTCTCCAGTTAAGGGAGGCATAGATAGCTGAACGTCTGGAACCACCCTGCATAACATTGCGTCCGAGTTCGTTGATGGTACGCATAAGAGGTATTGGCCCAGATGCTTCTCCGCCGGTTCGACCAAGAGGAGCACCACTGGGACGGAAGACAGAATAATCAATACCAATCCCACCACCAGACATAAGACAATCGCTTGACCTGTTCGTAAGTGCACCCCATTCTTCACGTGTATCCTCCTCACCTTTCAATAGGTAACAGTTGTTATAGAAGCTGGCAGGTCGTCCGGCGTAGTAGATGTACCTACCACCGGGCATGAACTGCATAGCCTTGATGTACTCCTCACCCTGCTGCTGCATCTCAGATCGCATGAGGTTCTCAGTTACATTCTTGACAATCTCGGTAGCCTTCTCCTCCCATGTCTGGCTGTCATACCTGCGGTACTTGTTGTTGAATATTGTCTCGGCTAGTTCGTTACGGAACGGTGTCACCTTACTCATTAATCTTCCCCCATCAGTCGGTCTTGCATCTTGTTAAGTATTACTGCTTGCTTGGCATCCTCAAGCTGACCTACCAGCTGGTGATACCCGTCTACTCCGGAGATGATGTGCATCCCAAGCCTGTCCTCTACCACCAGTGCAAAGCCCAGGCAGTCCTCCGTCCGGAGTGAATCGAACTCCTCGTACTGTGAAGCGTACTCGTAGATAGCATCCAACGCTAGCTCCGGGGTATCGTCTGTCACTTTTTGTTTATCGTCTGCTCCAACTAACTTAAGCGTCATAGCCTTCTTCCTCGTCTTGTAAGTCTAACCAATACTTTTCATCTTGCTCGAACACATCCAAGAACTCTTCAAACTTCTCGCGGTTGTTGATAATCTCCTTACGTAGTACGACACAGAGCCGAGCGGATGAGTACCCTAGTATATCGACAATCTCATCAGGGTCACATCGCTCAGCAATCAGGGCGAATAACTTATTCAGATCATCCATATGTCCTCCGCAGGTAGTCAAGTGATACAGGCATCTCATCGTACTGTCCTTGCTTTACCTCGTGCTTATACCAGATACCAGACCATGAGCCGTTACCCTGTGCTCCCAAGTACTCTTCATCATGTTGATAGAATATGCCAGCGAACAACCCGGTCATGCGTAACCCGTCTGCTCGTTTGGCGAATGCAATCTCCCTGTCCTGCACATGCCCCATCGTACATGACATGAACTTCTTTTGCAACATCAAACGTGCACTGGAGACTGGCCTGCCCATGACACCACTGGTGAAGTAGTGGCAGTAGGCTATGCCATCTATGACAATCACTTCCTTGAAGGGTACAACTTCCCAGCCGTACTTCTCCAGGTTGAAATCGTCATAGCTGATGAGTCCCTCCAGCTTGCTGTCGTCATTGACTGCACGTTCGATGCGTTCTTCATGGTTGCCTATGCAGAACACCAGCCGTGGGTTCCATAGTTTACGCTTCCCTTCCCGTAGCCTACGCTGCTCAGCTAGGATGGGTGCCATGAACAAGTCCATTGCCGTGTTACCTGCCTCAATGTCTTTGGTATACCTGCGACCCTCGAAGGACTTCTTGCCTACGTCATAACTGCTGAGGCTTGGCATGTCCCAGTGGTCACCGATGTGGACAATAACATCAGGCTTCTTCTCCACTGCGTAGTGACCAGCCCATGAGAGGTGGTCATTCGGTACGCCATCTTTGATCTGTGTATCAGGGATTATCATATGCTCACTCATAATAGCTTGTCTCCTTAAAAGTGTACATGTATTGGTCGTGGGTCATGTACTGCTTCATGATAGTACGGTACGCCTTCTTCTCCTTCTTGGTCAGGTCGGCGTTAAGGTACATCCACAGCAGCGACTCCGTCACGATAGTATTCTCTTGATCACAATCTATTTCCAATAGCACCTTCATTATTTCTTACTCCTGTCTGCATTAGTTTTCTTAGCGTGACATTCCTTGCAGAGTACTTGGAGGTTATCAGCCTCACACAGTAGCCTGCTAACGAAACCCGGCAGGTCTGAGTACTCCTTAAGACTCCCCGCCGGTACGATGTGATCTACCTCAGTCTCCGAGTTGGGGTACCACTTAGTGCATTGAGCGCACTGATACTCAAAGCGCTTCATCCCCTTCTTAGTTCTTGAGGCAGCCTTCTTCACTTGGTGCTTCACTGGGTAGCGGCTGAAGAGCACCCGTAAACCGCCACGTATGAAGGAGAAGTATCTCGCTTTTGTCCAGGTATTACCTGCGTGGGTTCTTGGTACTCTCTGCCGCGCCATTACTCAGTCTCCTCTGTGATGCCGAAACATACGGCGGGTGGACGATCATCCATGTTGGGGTGGAACTCTAGGAAGTGGGTGAGGAAGATGATGTTGCATACTACATGTCCCCAGTGGGAGCAACCACTCTCCTCGTCAGTCTCCTCGCCACTGCCCAGTGCCAGTACGTGTCGCTTGAGGCTGGCCATTGCTACCGAGAACGGCTGACCCTTCGCCCAGTTCCACGCTGCGTACTTGTTAGCTCCGTAGTCCATCACCGTGCAAGCCTCGACAATATCCTGGGGCGTGAGGTACTTCATCAGGCAGCCGTGGTGCATACGCCGAGCCTCGACCATCGACACCATGTGCAGTACGTTCCACTTCTCCTCACCCAGCAGCCTTACTGAGTCGGTGTATAGCAGGGTGAAGAGGGGGACATACTCCAGCTTTGGTTTGCCATCATTGAACCGAGCACCTGTGCCTTGCTCTGTGCTGTTCACATCTCCTACGCCCATCAGTGTCGCACTCCTGTGTCGTCCTCGTCTGCCTCGAACAGAGCCTCACCGATTAAGGAGAAGATCGCGCTGGCTGTTATCTGAGGCTGGTACTGGGCAGGTACCTGTAGTAAGAACTGCCCATCCAGCAGCGGCGTGATGAGTTTCTCTGCGTCATCACCGGCAATGTCGTTAACCTCATCCCTATCCTCTTCAGGACAGAAGATGTAAATAGGTATGCCAGTCTTAATGGCGGTGAGTAGTTCCATCGTACTGCCCCAGCTATCACCCCACCCAGGTAGCATGACAATACCATCGTAGCCAGCGCTGGAAATCTTCGCAACATCTCTACCGATGCACTCGCCCCACATGGCTGCGTCTACTGCGCCATCGGGTGAGGCTTCGCAGGACTCACGAAACTCCGGCGGGTCTTCCTCCGGTGGGTTGGTAACCTCGAACCCGCTCTCGCGTAGGCTCTGGGTAACTCGGTTGAACTCGGGTATGTTGAACTGAGGTCGGCCACTCATCGGGCCAGATAGATATACATTCATTATGGTATCTCCAATGCTATCGGGGGCTGCCACATCTCCCCCTCGTTGTGTCGTATCCAGAGAAGCTGACCAATCTCAGTCAGCCATGCCCGTACCTGCTCTGGCTCCGCGTCACTTGCCTCGCGGTATGTCCAGTAGATATGGGCGTATGCTTCCTTATCCAGTGTACAATCCTTAACCCCCTGCTTCAGCTTCTTGGATGCGCGTTTGCCGGTTAGCTTGTACAGCCCCG